AACTGGGTTTACCTGTGCCATCTTTGTCGCCCCAGTCAATGTGATCATCTAATAGTTGACCTAATTGATTAAGTTCTTCTTCGTCCATTTCGTCAAAGATTTTATCGTAAACTTCTTCGGCACCCATGCCGTAGTATTTTGGATCATGGAAGATTTTAATACCTTCAATATTGTGTTCGCCAATGCGGTCACGAACTAATTGTCCATTTACACAATAGTCTGCGGCAATGTTAAAAATGCGTGGATTACGATGATCTCTACGACCCATGTGATCAAACACATTATGTAAAATTTCGTGAGCAATAACAAACTCAACCTGCTTAACTGTAAGCGGTTCAAAAAATTCTCGATTAAAGTAAATTGTACGACCGTCTGTTGCGGCTGTGCCCATCCATTCGGAGCCTTCTTCGATTTTTAAGCGTGTAGCTAAGTTACCAAAGAAAGGATGGCGAAGTAGTAGACCCACACGGGCTACGATAATTTTGTCGATAATTGGATCTGAGTGTGACATGAATGCTCCTTTACTGTATATATATATTATAACACCTCCCGAAGGAGGTGTCAAATAGTACTAAATCAATTACTTTTCAGTAGCCTGGGCAATAAAGCGTCCGTATTTGGCATGGAAATCATCAAAGCATTTGATTTCATCTGGGTCCAATGGCAACTTGTAAGTGCTCAAAGCCAATTTAGTACCCATAATAACCAATTCAGTTTCAAAGTTATTCATCATGAACTCAAAGAAGTTATTAACTTGCTCATTCCAGTTTTTAGCTTTCTTTTCGCAAGAATCTTTCAATTCGTAGCACAATGACACAGTCAAAGAATACATAGCTGAAATTTCTTTAGACTCCATCTTCTTAACTTTACCAGTCAAAATGTCTGTAGGATTAGGCATTTTAGACGCAACTTTACGGTGAGCCATAAAGCTGATAGCTAAACCTTCGCCAACAGAACCTGATATCAAATCAGTTAGTGTGTCGGTATCGACGTCATCATCTGTAAGCAATTCGCTAACAAACGACCAAGAGCGTGGAGTAGCAAACGCACGTGAACTAGATTTTGGATCAAAATCGTACAAGCTCTTCTTAGAGAAGCTCAAAAAGCCTACAACATCTTTGTGGACTTTGTTTTCAACAGCCCAGTCAAAGTAGTCGTCCCAGTTAACAGTCATTTCTAAGTGAACGAAACGGTTAGCAAGTGGAGCAGGCATACGGAATGTAACACCTTTGTCAGTTTCACGATTACCAGCCGCTACCAACACGACATTGTCTGGCAAGTGATAAGTGCCTACACGACGATTCAAAATCAACTGATAAGCCGCGGCCTGTACACTAGGAGCCGCACTATTCATTTCATCTAAGAAAAGAATAATTTGCTTGTGTTGTTTTGCCATTTCTTGGCTTGGCAATTCCGATGGAGGTGCCCAACGCATTGTATTATCGTTGGAGTCAAAATATGGAATACCTTTAATATCAGTAGGTTCCCAAAGACTCAAACGAACGTCAATCACATGAGCATCTAGCTCGGTACCAAGTTGCTTGATAATGTCTGACTTGCCAATACCTGGAGGACCCCAAAGGAAAATTGGACGCTGATTTTTAAAAGCCTTGCGTAGAGACTTTTTAGCACCGCTAGGGCCTACAGTGCGACTGACGATTTCTGCCATTTTGTTTCCTATCTTAGTTAAAAAAATTGTTGTTACGAATAACGCTGTCTATGCATGTATTATACGCTAGACCGGCCACTATGTCAACGAGTTTCTTAACTTTTTTCTGTGTCTTTAGCCAATTCTTTTTCACGTTCATTCATGGCTTTAATCAAACCAAATTTGCGAATATCGTCAGAAAACAACATTAGCTCAAAACTCTTGCGTTCGGAAAAAACAGTTATTGACATTGGAGTAAGATAGTACGGGCAATCTACATATCTTTCTAAAAATATGATAGTTTGTGGACTAAGCTCAATTGGTTCAGTAAATGGAATTTCGTATTCTCTAAGTTCCAATTCTTTTACCAAAAACTCATATCCATCATCGCTTAATCTAAAATTGGTTTGTTTACCTGCACGAGTACTTTGCCACCATTTACGACCAAACATTTTGACATTTATATTGTCAGTACTCTTACCCCATTGTTGTAAGAATATTTTGGTTAATGTGTCTCGGGTTATCATTTTATAATAGTGCCTTGAGTTAACATAACAACTTGGAAATCTTCAGTTCCAAATGTTAAATTTAACTTTTTAGCAAGATTGTGAGCATGCCCTGGATTACTAAATGATACTTTTTTATATTTAGGTCCAGGGTAGCTAGTTAAACTATTAAATGATTTTAGATTAAACGGCTCATTCTTGTAGAATACAGCCCAGATAGCCTCGGCTTCCAAAACTTGTTCAGATTTATAAGTTTTTTTGTTAGTATGCTCTAACAATACTTTTGGCTTTGGTCTCGACATTTGCGTATCCTCAAATTATATACGCATATATTTATCTTTATTTGTCGCTAAAACCACCACCGTCCATGGTTATAGAAATAACTTCTGTATCAACACCTTTTTTAAGTGCATTAAACATAGTCTCGTAATCTTGATTAATCTTATCTAACAATTCAGCAAGGGCTAAATTAAGTAGCCTTGCTTGTTGAATTGATAATTTTACTTCTTTACTTTGACTTAGTTCTGCGGCTCTGACACTTTGAATAAACTGCGTTATTGGTGTTAGATTAATCTGATTTGACATTGGCTAATACCTGTTTCATTTCAAATTCAGTTTTAAAAGGACCTTTGTATTCATTACGTTCTAATGTAATAACCTTAGGACAGAATGATTTAACCCACCCTTTATTAAACTTGATGGTGTAATAACCAGCGCAATATAAACTTTTACTTGCATTACTTTTGGTAAACAATGGCAGTCGATTTCTTACATCGTACATAGCATTGTATGGTTTTACACTAGTTGGATAACCGTGGCATTCATTTGGTTCAGCTTGTGTAACTTTAATCTTATTATTAGTTAGAAAAAAGCCTTCTCCAAATTGCTTGGTTAGATCTTGTTTTCGATTGAACATTAGTTCACCGTTAGTACTTGATAGTACAAATTTGTTGTTTTCTTTCTTGTGTAGTGTTGCGATCTTAGAACCATCTTGTTCTACAATCCAAAACTTACCATCCACAATTGGCTTGGCGTGTATTTCGGTCATGTTTTTCTCCTTAGTATTATTCTACCCCGAAGGCGTTGGAATAATATATGTATTTATTCCTCGACAAAGTCAATAACATTGCCATCGGCATCTGCACAGATAATACGCACAGTATCGCCATCTTCGTTTTTAATTTCAATTGGTCCCCAAATCCACCACTCTGTATCACCCTGCATCCAAGGATCATCTTTGCGTTCTTCTAATTCATAAGGACTGTTGTCGTCGATAAACTCTTGAATTTCTTCTTCCTCTTCTTCTGTAAGGCCCTCGAATTCAACGTCATACCAGCAACCACCGTCAAACATTTCTACAAGTTCAACACTTTCAATATTGTTAACTTCACAGTCTAACATATTGATGCTGTCTTTCTTGCCATCACCACCGGGCACTTCTACGAATTCAAATTCTGGAGGATTATCATCTGTAGTTTCTACAGTCCACTCGCCATAACGGAAACCGTTAGTAATGGTAACTTTACCATCACCATTTCTTTGATTGTATGTTTCAACTTCTTGACAAGATTTTTTATAATATGTACTAACGGTCCATGTGGCCATGTTGTTCTCCTTAGTTATCTAGATACATGGTAGTCCACTCTTGAACTACAGCCAACATATCATTGTCTGTATTACAGAGGATCTTAGCGGTCTTCCATTCGTTGTCGTCGTCACGCCCGCCTACTTCAACCATGTATCCGTTGTCATAACGATTAATAGTGATTGATTCGTTTACTTTTGCTAGTTTAGTTAGATATGCCATTTAGTTCTCCTTGATATTTGGCTTGAAACGGTTCTGCATATTGCTGAATATTATCAGCTATCTTTTTCATATCCCATGCGTTGCAGAATTTGAGCATACGGATACCAACTTGGCTAACATCCTTAGGGACTGCGTTAGCCTTAATTGTTTCTTTAATTTTAACTTTAATATCGTCTGGTTGTGCTGTTAAATCGCACAACTGAACATTACGTTGGTAATCTTCTAAGACTCTGTGTTCTTGTCCATTGTGGTCAACCCACCTCTGAAGCATGAGATTGTTCCATGCAAATCCTTTGGCTTTACGGTCTTCGAACGCTTCAAGTAAACCAACTTTGTTTTTAGAACCTTTAGTACGCACACCTGGATACGCCGAGAAGACATTATCACTGGTATCACCACGCATACATTTCTCGAATAGCATCCACTCTGGGTCTTGCGCTGGCTTAGGCTCGCCTGTCTTTTTGTCTTTAACGGGTTTACCTTTTGCATCAAAGATTCCTTCGTGTGTGATATGTAAATCGCCTACGCCATTATATTGGCTAACAGTGGGACTTACTAATTGTGCAAAATCTCCGTCTGTGCTAATAATCACGTGCTTTGTATCTGGATGTGCTTGTATCCAACCTGCAATCAAATCATCTGCTTCTAGATTTTCATGACGCATTACAGTACAGTTAGTTTTCTCTGTAATGAAATTCTTAAATTCGTCAAACGCTTCCCAGAATAATTTATCTTCATCTTGTTCTCGTTGCGTCATGGCCGCACGAGTTTCTTGTCTATTAGCCTTGTAAGGCTTGTAATAGTCCTTACGCCAGCTACGACCTTCGAGGCAGAATATTACATGACTACCACCAAAATCTTGCCATGCTTTTTTGATACTGTTAAAAGTAATATGAAAAGCCATGCCAAGTTTAATATCGGCAGAGCCTTGAACTACGTGTCTAGCACGAAAAAATGTGTTAGCAGTATCAACTATAATATGTGTCATTCTACCTGCGCTCTGCCGTTAGGCAATTTACTTACGTTAATATAACCAGCACTAGATCTACTTGGATCTTGTCCTGCCTCAATCAGCATGTTTGCGGCCAAATCTCTAAACCAGCGATCTACAATTTCTTCATCGGGATCGCCATCAAAACCGTAACCAGCTTGTTTTAATTGTACTACAAATTCGTCGTTCCAGTCAAGCTCAAAAAAACCATTCCTAACATTATCTGGATTAACTTTGGTATCCAATACAGCTACATATGGTTCTCCTCGTTCTGTAGCACGAGCCTTTGGATCCATTTTAGCTTCTTGTTCAGCAATCTGAGCTTTGGCTGTCTCTGCCACAGCCTTAGCCTCCATTTCTTTTAGTGTTTTTAAGTTTTCTTCTAACTTATCAATACCAAACCATTTTTTAACTAAATTTTTAATCATATTTTTTCTCTGTACATGTGCAATTACGACCTTGATTACAATTACCTGTGCATGATGTGGGTGTATTTTTAATCCAACGAAACAACAGTAGCATTAATAATGCCCAACCAATTATAAAACAAGACATAAAAAACATTTTAAGTCCCCCATTCATTTTTAAATAGCGGTACTTGTAAGCGATCACTATAACGTAAACCGTGTTTCATTGCCATTAATGCCACTGACTTAGCATTTAAATTATAAACGCTTTCAACACCGCCTACTGGCATAAAGTAAACATGTCCTTTAAACCCAGCCGCACGATATTCACTTGCGGCCTTTAATGCGTAGTCTCTATCCTCTTCGGTAGCAATTACAAATTTAAGATATGCTGTACCAACTTGTTCGTACTCACACACTACTTCTGGAAGAATTGCTTCCTCCCACTTTTCTCCGCTACATGGCAACTTAGCACTTACTGAAAAAGTAAGTTCGCGACCGACCTTATCATTCCATAACTTTAAATATTCTTTAAATTCTGGAGTTAGCTTTTGAGTACCATTCGTCTCAAAGGTAATTTCTTTTAAACCTTGCATTTTAGGATGATTGAGTAAATCTGGATAAGCACGTTGCCAACCTAACAATGGCTCTCCACCTGTAATAACCAAGTGTTCGTCTAGCCATTCATTGTGTGGCAGAATCTCCATAATGCGTTCTGAGATGGCATCACTTGTGAGCATTGGACTAAGTTCTTTAAAACTAGGATGCCAGCTAGCATAGCTATCGCATCCGGTGCTTACTAAAGGTAATTCTTCGTATTTGTTATAATGATGTACTACTGTGGCAATATCTTCTGCTTCTGTACTAAATTCGCCTCGTGGCATGCCAAAGCCCCTACAAGAAAAATTGCAGCCAAAAGTTCTAAGGAACACGCTAGGTACTCCCATATATCTACCCTCACCCTGAATACTATAAAACAATTCTGCGATCTTAATCTTACTCATCTTCATCCTGTTCTAAAAATTTTGATACTTGATCTTCTGCATCTTGAATACTTTCTGCCCATACTGTAAATGTAGCAATACCTTTACTAGCACTAATGTCAAAAGGAACAGTACCATTAGGCAACCAATTGTCGCCTACTTCACGTTTGATCTCAAACTTATTTAGGTCTGTAGTTTTCATACGGTAAATTAGTTCATCAGTTATTTGTTTAGCGTTCTGCATCTCGTTCCTCTTTGAATTGTTCTACATCTTCAACAGCACTCAACAGCGTATGAGCATAATTAAATGCTTGCTGTTTACGCATAACCAGAGTAGACTCTGTGTCGACGTAACCTTTAGTTAACAATGTCCAAATAGCATGCCAGCGAGTTTTACTCCACCAATTGCTTCGTACAGTTGTATAAACGGTGACACCGACTTCACCGTGGTCGTCGGCTTCTACCCAAATATGATGATCATGCTCCGAAGCACCGCACTCGCAGGCAACTCGGTAGACTTTACTCTTACCCCAGTCATTAGTTTGCATAATGCCTTCAGCTGGCGTTTGGTACATCATTTTGAAGCATACTCCTGTTGCATCTTAATATTATCAAAAAACTCTTTCTTTGTACCGTGGTCGTCCTTAAATGCGCCTTTAAGTACTGTAGTTTGTGTTAAACTACTTTTAGCCATAATACCACGATTCTCACAGCAACCGTGTATCATTTGAATATATACACCTAAATCTCTTGCTTCTGTGGCTTTTTGGATTTCCCTAGCAATATCGTTACACAACTCTTCCTGGAGAGTCCCGCGACGAGCACACCACTGAGCAATACGAGTGTACTTAGACAAACCAATAAGTTTTTGTGCGGCAATGATACCAATGTAAGCGACACCAGTAACGGGCTGATGATGATGACTGCACATAGAGCGCAACTCACTACGTACCACCAACATACCTTCGTATCTGTCGTCACTATCGTTGGGAAATGCTGTTGCATCTGGTGCTGGGTCATATCTGCCACTCATTACTTCATTAAAATACATCTTAGCTAGTCGCTTCGCAGTACCGTGCGAGTTTGGATCGTTTTCTCGATCAATTAGTAGTGTATCTAATACTTTCTCAAAAGCTAGTGTAGCTTCTTTGATTAAGATTTCTTTTTGTTCTTCATCGACATAATCGCTAATATTATCACCAGCCCAAAAGCGTTTGTTATCACGTTTCATTTTAAAACGAATAACATCTGCCAAGTTGCACTCTTGGTAACCGCCGTCGCCTGCCATAGCATCCAACCCTGTCTCAAATTTATATGTTTGTGATTCTGTCATAAGTATTCCTTTGTACTATTATATAGGTTTATTTAGGTCGTTGTCAATTATTTTGTGCTCGAAGTTTACGACAGGCTTCTTTAACTTGTATGGGGTAGTCTGGACTAATCTCTGCGATACTACAATCGTATCTAACAGTCATGTGAGGATTTTCTATATTCCACCAAATTACAAATACAAATGCTCCGATGGAAATTACTAGTGCTAGTATAAAATCTAAATTTTCTCTGAGAGAAGTATTTTGCATAAGTCTGCATCCTTTTTGTTATTGAATTTGAAAGTCATATAATCTTCGTGCGGAGTATAAACAAACCTATCTCCAGGCAAACCAAAAACTTCTAACACCATTGCACAACATTCGTTCCACCATGGCACATTTTGGTTATCCCAGCGTATTGTAACAATATGATCTGTCATTTATGATAGTTGCCCTTTTCAGGGATAACATGGCGAACCCCGCCACGGGGATCTTCCATATCGCCCTTACGTCTTGGAATCATATGTACATGAGGATACATTACTGTTTGGCCAGCAGTCTCGCCAACATTTTGACCGATGTTGAATCCGTCCCATTTTTCCCTGTCAACTCCGTCATATCCGAACTTGTAGGCGGCTTTGAAGCAATCGTAGAGATTTTCCATTTTTGTTTCGGTAGGCACAAATAACAAATGTCCTTCGGTAACTGGATATGCATCTTTAAACACCCAAAAAGTTTTAGTTCTAAATTCGATTTCAGTCCACGGTGCAAGTTTACTTGCGAGTGCTTGTTCTAAGTCTGTCGTCATTTTCTAACATTTTAAGTTCGTCTTTTAAATAGGCAAGGTAGTCAATTAGGGTAACACGTTTTTTTTCACTGCTACTATCATTTTGCGCACTAGCCAGATCCTGTTCAACTCGAACTATTTTATCTTTTAAGATTGAAATTTGATCTGTCATTTTTTACGTGATCCAAAACTTAATCCTGTTGCACTACCAAATAGTATACCAAATGCTAACCAAGTTTCCCATGTATACGCAATGTGCAAAACTGGAAACAATGTATTTAGACTCCATATACCAGCCAATGGGCCAACAATGATAACAAACACAATAAGTGTAATACCTAAAATTAATTTAACTAATGCTGATGTCATAACCAAAAATCCTCCCAAGGATAAACCAACCAACAATCTTCGTCTCTTTTGTCTACAGTCCAGACGTAATAATCTGGATCTTTAAAACTACTACCTAGATTATGTGTTAATACTGCAAAGCGAACACTATCGCCCCAAATGCCAGGCCAGCGAATTGCACTAGGATTGCACATATCTTGCCAATCCTTTTTAATCCAATTAACAGTTGAGCCTTGATCATTAATGTCGTCGACAATAAGAATCCGTTTACCTTCGTAAGCATCTTCAGCCATACCTGCATTACTAACACAATCGCCACCGTCTCGTAGACTAATGTCTAAACTATTCATTTTAATGCCAGTATACTGACTTAGCAAATTAGCTGGCACAAGTCCACCACGGGTTATACCCACAATATAGTCAGGTTTCCAATCATGTGCTGACATCTGGCGAGCAATATCTAAACATGCTCCTTCGACTTGCTTCCAGGTATAGTAAACTTTCTTCATGCTGTCAACGCAGATGCCAATGTTGCCATTTCATCTCGAGTCATGAAAAAATTATAGACTTGTGAATCTGTAACTTCGCCATCTTTCAAACTCTCTTGAAACATGTCGATACTAAACAAGCCTTTAGGATTTAATACTTCGTGTTTCTTAAGTGTTAGGCGAAAGCCTTTGTTTTCTTTGATAACCATTTCTTTGTAGGTGTCTCTAACTGATTCATGTAGTTCCATCTTCATCTCCTTTAATTGCTTCAAATGTTCTATATTTGCCCAAAGCATTTATGTAGTCATCATATAACTTCTTTAGCTTTGGATGTTTATGTTCTAGTGTAACATCTCTTTCTGGAATACTCAAGACTTTTTCAATTGTCTTTAACCGTTCTTCGAGATCAACACCATTGATAACCATATTACCTTTGACTTCTATCGTGGGCGGATTGGTTTGATTGATCCTTATCGTTTCATTAGGAATACTACTAGTACCAGTAGTCCAAGTGGTGTTAGTTCCAGTTGATGTTATGTAACCACCATGTGGTACGGTAGTATTAGTTAGAACAGGGATAGCGTGATTAGCTGTTGATGGGTTAATTGGTGTTGGAAAGAAGGCCATTTTTTCTATCACTTAAATATTTTTCGAAGTGGATCCATTTATCTTCAACAATAAATCCCCACTCACGTTGGCGCTTACCCACAAAGAACAATGTCCAAGGAGTAACCCCTTCTTTTAATTCGATACGATGAAAGGTATGTGTGTTACCAAAACGAAAACTACTTGGACCACGCCATACTCTTACTTCACAGCTCTTTGTACCGTCTTCGTTAAACTGAGCGATCCACTCATAGTAACCGCCAGCAAGAATAATAGTAAAATAGTTCCATGGATGGTCATGTACATCATCTGGATCTGATTTTAAAAACTTGTGTAAGAAAACGTTATAAGGAAATGTCACACGTTCTTTAAATAGAACATAGTAGCGTTCCAAGTATGGTTCATTTTCTGTACGATCCATGATAATGCGTTTACGGTCGTGGCGTTCAAGCCAATTAAGGCTTAGGTCTTTTATCTTCTGGAGTATCATAATGGTCTACTACTAGTTTATAAGTTGTTTGGAATTTTTCAAATGCTATTTTTAATCCGGGATATTCTTCACACATTTTTTGTACCTTGTCCCAATCGGGAAATGAGTTTACAAAATCTACAGGAAATGATTGAGTCCAGTCGTATCCAGTACCGGCACCATTAAGCGTAACAGTTGCGCCAGAACCAATCGCACCGATAGATATTGTACCGCTACTACTAAGACCTGCGCCAGTATAATAGTAACTAGTTCCAGTTGTGTTACTAATAGTAACATTGCCTGTTCCTCCGGCAGCGACACTGATATTGGCCATAGTACTAGTATCGATACTTATGATATCTTGGGCTATAAAACCAGCACTTGTACTATCATTTGACCATTCGTAAGAGACTGGTTGCACTGAAGAATCGTTCATGTAAATCCTTTGCTTGTTTTCGGATCATAGGTATTCTTGTAGAATAATTATCCATGTGTTCTATTATTTTACGACATAAATCTGGTCTATATACTGTGTATGTGTCATAGTCATGTGTCCATACACTTGGATACTTGAATGTGTCGTAATACATTTCTGTATAACTTAGTCGATCCGGAACCATGGGAATAGCATCAACCACCGCACCTTCATAGCAACTAATGCCTAAAGTTTCTTGTAAGTTAGCACTAAACACCATCTTCGCTTCGCCTAACAAGTTATGATATTCATTTTTTGTTAGCTGTTGATCCTGACACACTACAAATTCATACTGCGGTAAGTGTGTAGCTAAGTCTCGAAAAATCTCAACTTGCTTCTCGGGCGCAATGCGATGCGGAAAAAGAATAAGGTCACGCTTGGGCATATTCTTATACATAGTCAATGTATCTTCCATATACTCCATAGGCCACCCGGTGCGTACATACTTGCCATCTTCGAGCATGTCTGCTTTATCTTCTTCTTCCCAAGGATTTTCAACCATACCATCATTTAATAAATTATGATGGAACATGTCAATATGGAATTGTGTAGCAAAATAGTTATGATCAAATGCCGCAAAGAAACTTTTTTCAGCATGCCGTACCCAAGGCTTGTTGCCTACAAGACGTCCTAAAAAATCTTGAGGATCATAACTGCCAGCATGCCAAAGTCCGTGTGTAACTACTGGAATGTTTAGTAGCTCACTCATATATTTTAAGTTAATTATGCCAGGATGCCAAGCATCGGTAAACAAGAAGTGATCGCCAGGCTGTACTGATCCGGAGCAAAATAAGCGCCCCATTTGTTCCACTTGGCTAGACTTATAGATATTGGTGCCGCCAAAATTAAGAAAAGCACCAGGAGTAGTGGCTGAAGGAATATCTTCAGGCCCAGATATAATTTGAACATTGTGTCCTGCCTTTCGTAAGAGATTAGGTACGTGGCGTTTCCATTGACCCGTGTACCTAGTCTCAACAGCTTCTAGATCAATTAGAAATACGTTCATTATTATTGTAACGTGGTTTGTTGCCTAAGTAAGGCTTACGTTCGCCCGTGAACGGTTTCTTAGGACGACGACTTTTATCAAAGTTTCTCCAAGCCCAGCTTTCTCTATTGTAGAGATCTGCTTCATTATATGGTGCCATCTCTAATCTGCACCAATCTAAATATGCTTCAAGATCGTCAAAGATCTTTACAACATCAGGACGATTTTCAAAATATTTGTAGTCCTTGTAGTTCTTAGCCATTATAGCTTTCCTTAATATTTAATAAATGAACCATTTTCTCCGTCTTCGGAGACCTCAATCCAAACCTCACGGCTTGGATACTTTTGTGAAATCATGTCATATAAATCATCTGACATCATCTCGCAACTTTTATAATCTAATTTTAATATACTATCTTTATATAGGTTTTCCAACCAGCGTTTGAACTGGATAAATTCGACATCACGGTCGTTGTGGGTAACTGAAAGCCAAACACGAAAATGGAATATATGACGATGAGGAGTAGCCAAAAACGATACATCATATTCATCTCCTGTTGCTAATTTTGGATCAGTTGCGGCCGCTGGATAAGCATGGATGCCTTCTTTTTGGAAGGTGACCCAGATCATTTTGTTTGGGCGAATGTCTTGTTTGATAATCATGTTGGTGTATCTTGTGTATATTGATCCCAATGTGTATATTTGTCCATACGCATTAGGTCATGTAGTTGATGAGTCCACACACCTGGATTAGTGGCACCCCAAGTGCGGTCATCCAGTTTAAGTGTGGCATTATAATTAAATTGATTAATGTAAGGGATCTTACAGCTAATCATTGGTACGAATCTTGGATATTCACAATAGCAAGATTCAAGTACTCCTTCGGAATGACTGACATCAAAGTCTAGAGTCACCCAGTAATCTTTCTTTAAACAAGGAATAATAACATCATCCCATGCTCGGTATTCTTGGAATGTAATTTCTTTAGGATTAAAACTTTGACTAGTACCAAAATAGATATGTTTTACTTTGCTTTCTTCAGCTTTTGTAAGAATTTCTTCGATAGTAGGTGTACCTACAACAAACAAAGTAAACATGCCATGACAAATAGTATGTTCAACCTCGTAGCCTGTAAAGTAAACGACATCTTGCCGTTCTTCAGTGTTTAGTCCCATTTAATATAACCTCTGCTGTAACCACTCGGACGATTAACGCCGTCCGCAAACGCTTGTTGCCATTCAGTAGTACGATTATAACTTCTAGTCCAAAAAGAATCAACCTCTAGATAACCTTTTTCAATCCAATACTTGGCCATGTGCATACAATCGATAAACTTTGGATTACGAGGACTGGGCTTGATAGTTGTAACAGATTTCCAAAGCTGTGCCTGTGCTTCTTGTTTTGACACAGCTTTACCAACACCGTCCACAATCACCGCATTGTTATTTAGGTTAATTTGTGTACCTAGTTCGTAGTTTCCAGTAAGATCAATTACAACATCGTAGTTTTCGATAGTACTTGATAACAGTTTATCGCCCCAAAGTTCTCGATTGTTGTGACCTAGTACATCTACGTGGAAAATGTAACCATTCAGACGCATTGTATGATAAGCAACCCAAGCAAGGAATCCACTACCAATAATAAGCATACGGTTATTTTCATGTGTGCCTTGACGATCCTGTAGATACTCGGTGGCTTGCTCAATAAGGTTAATACCACAAGCCACCGGTTCTAAAATATAACGAGGATGCGCTTCGGGAATTTTTACATATTCACCTTTACGTACAGTATACTGATCAGCATAAGCGGGTTCACCACG